GCATAAGACAGAAGCAGCGAAATCTTGACGTTTACCTCAGAAAAGTCGGCCGTCAATATGTCGATGTCATCCTTGAGAAATACGCAGCCCCTAGAATTGTCAGGGTTACGAATAATCAAGATGATGCACAATTTTTCAAAATATCTATGTCAAAAGAGCAGGATGAAAGTGGTGAGCAAAAGGTTTCAGCTATCATCCAGCAATATAAGCAGGGAGAAGACGGGACGGTTGTCGCTGATAGTGAGTTCAAACAAATGCTCATCTCAGGTCGCTTTGATGTCCGGGTTAATACCGGCTCTAGTTTACCTTTCGCGGTAGCTGACAAAGAGCAAAAGGTGCTAGCTTTATATGACCGTCAAATTCTTGACGCTGAAGAAGTTCTTGACGCTTTGGAGTATCCAAATCGCGAAGAAATATTGGAAAGATTAAAACAGAGGGAACAAGAAGCCCTCGCAATGGCTCAACAGGGAGGGCAATAATGGAAGAGATGCCGAAGGAACAAATGGCGGAACAAGCACCAGCCGAAGGCGGCGGACAACTCGAACAAATGGTTAAGGGTGTTGTTGATTCAATGAGCACATTACTTGCCGTTTTAGATGAGGGTGGTGATCAAGTCAATCCTCAAGCCAAGCAATCAATTGAACAAGCGCAGCAATTATTCCAGGATGGCGTAGCAGCCCTTACGGGTTCTGCTCCAGCGCAACAGCCGCAAAACAAGGCTATACCCGTCCAGCAAGAAGGTATGCCAGTTGGACCGGCAGGCGTATAACTTAGAATTTATATATTAAGAGGTTTATTATGGAACAAGAGCCAACAAACGAGGAAATCCTTGAAAGCATCAAAGAGGAACCAGCTCAGGAACAGCCAGAGCAGCCGCAAGAAGAGCAGGCTGCCGAAGCCCCTGCGGGCTATTCTTTTAAGTCTGATGAGGATTTGTTTGCACATAAGCTTAAGTATAAAGCAGACGGCAAAGAGATTGAGGAAGACATTGGAACTGTTTTAAAGAGAGCAAGCCAGGGCTATCATTACGCTCAACAAATGGCTGAACTCAAAAGACAGCAGGAAGAAATCGAGACTCAAAGAAACCAGTACCAGGGGCTTGACGAATATAAAAAATTTGCAGAGTATGCAAAGCAGAATCCCGAGTGGTACAATCATTGGCAGAACGCATGGCAGAATCGAGGCACTGAACAGCTTCAATCCGAAGGTCAGACGAACCCGGCTCAAGACATTGAGGCAAGGGTCAACGCAATACTTGAGGACAAGCTTCAGAGCGTTAACGAATTCGCCAAAAGCGTAGAGGATCAGAAGAAGCAGGCAGAGCTTGAAGCTCAAGACCGGGCTCTCATGGAAGAAGTCAATAAGACTCGCGAGACTTATAAAGATATCGACTTCGACTCCACAGACCCAGAAGACGGCAAAAGCCTGGAGTATAAGGTTCTAGAATTCCAAATTCAGAACAATATTCCTACTTTTGACGCGGCATTTAAGGCTTTTTATCACGATAACCTTGTCCAACGACAAGTTATGCAGCAGAAAGAAGCCTGGCTGAAAGAGCAACAAAAGCAAGCCAAAGAGGGCATTGTTCAAGGACAATCAACCCGCAGAAGCTCATTTGATCCAAAAAATAGCTCGTATGATCAAATAACTGATCATGCTCTTAAAGAATTAGGATTTACAACATAACAGGAGTTTAGAAATGGCTTTATCAGTCGATCAACTAAACGCCATAACGGAAAAATATTACGTCAAGAAATTGCATGACAATATCTTCGACTCTAACCCGTTATTGCGTCGAATCAGAAATGGCGGATCTTACAAATCAACATCAGGCGGAACTCAAATCTATGTTCCCCTAAACTATGCTACTACTTCAGCGGCTGGTTGGTATTCAGGTGCAGACACCTTAAACACTACCGACAACGACAACATCACAGCGGCAGCCTATGACTGGAAGTCATTGTATGCTGGCGTGTCGATTACTGAAGAAGACGAACTCAAGAACGCAGGTGAAGCTGCTCAATTAAACCTTCTCAAGTCTAAAATGATGATTGCTGAGAAGACTTTGAAAGACAGCTTAGGAACCGGGCTCTTCTCTGATGGTTCAGACAGCAAGTCTATCGTTGGTTTGAGAGATATCGTTGCAGCAGATCAAACTGTTGGCGGAATCAGTCAATCAGCAAACAGTTGGTGGCAAGCTCAGGTTGATAGCAGCACAACAACTCTATCAATCAGCGCAATGAACAGCGTTTTCCAAGATTGCTCAGTAGACAGTGAAATCCCTGATTACATCGTCACTACTCGCGCAATCTACAATGCTTATTATGCGCTTCTTCAGCCGCAGCAACGCTTTGCATCTGAAGACGAAGCTAAGGGCGGGTTCTCAAGTCTTATGTTCAACGGCAAGCCTGTTGTTCATGATTCACATTGCCCAGCTAACCACATGTTCATGCTCAACTTGAGCCACTTGCACTTGTTCTATCATCCTAAGAGAAACATCTCTTTTGAGCCGTTCCAGAAGCCAATCAACCAACAGGTTAAGGTTTCCAGGTTCTTGTGGATGGGTGCTTTGGGTTCATCTAACAACAGACTTCACGGTCTATTATCTGGAATCACAGGATAAGAAAGGGGTTAATTATGAGTGTTTATAATTGCGGCCCCGTAGTATTCGCGGGCAAATCATCGACAACCAACGCTCTTGGATCTAACGATCCTGAAGTTGGTACTATCTACCGAGAAGGTGATGAAGAGTACATCTGGGTTTATAACGCTGGAAACAGCCAAATCCAGCCAAGCTACGGAGCGGTTTTGTCTGCTGTATCTGGCTACTCTGTCACTCTTTCTTCTGTTACTTCCGTCGATCTTCTTGTTGGTGTCTGCAAACATGCGACAATTGCAACAGGATACTACGGATGGTTAATGAAGAAAGGCTTTGTTGAAGTAGAAATGGAAGCAGACAACAGTTGTGCAGCAGGTCAGCTTTTAGCTCTTGCAGCCGATGGTGAGTTTGCTCTTAAGTCTAACTCAACGGGATATCCGACTCCAGCGGTTGGTAAAGCAATGGCGGCGATCGCTTCCGGAGCTTCTGGTACTGCTTACATTTCAGTTTACTAATTACTTTTATTTTGAACGTATATTAAGAGGTTTATTATGGTTAAGAAACGCGAGATTATTTGTGACTATCAGCCTTTGATTTTCAGTCCTCCGAAACCGAAAGATGACTTGTATAGGCAGGCATGTTCAAACGACGAGGCAACAATAAATCACTGGCGGGAAATTTGGCTAAATAACATTAGCGCTAACCATGAAAACCTCGGACCGTTCAAAGATAAAGGTGTTGGAAATCTGTTCGGAAAGCACAAGGGCCAGCCCGTGATCATCGCGGGCTCTGGCCCTTCTTTAAGGTTTAATGCCCATGAGCTTAAAAATAAAGATTTTATACCTCTTGTATCATGCCTTCACAACTTTCATTACCTCGAAGACAATGGTGTCCCGGCTGATTATTATGTCAGTTTGGATGCTGGGCCTGTCACCGTCGAGGAAGTGAGCGAGGGCGGGCAGAAAACCCCTGAAGAGTATTGGGAGATAACCAAAGACCGGGTTCTCATTGCGTTCATTGGTTCAGATCCTAAGTTGATTGAAAAGTGGCAAGGTGAGATCTATTGGTTTGCCGCTCCTATACCAGATCAAGAGTTCCAGGACAAGGTTGATGAGATCGAAGTTTTTCACACTAATGTCTCAAACGGCGGGAATGTTCTCGGGGCTTGTCTTTATATTGCAAAAGCTTTTCTCGGGGCGGGGTCGATTGTCTTCATCGGGGCTGACTTTAGTTTTGGATATGACAGGCGCTTTCATGGCTGGGATTCTAAATATGATGAGAAGATGGGTCAATGCGTCCCTCTCACGGATATATTTGGCGTTAAAGTCCCGACTTGGCCGACTTACTCAAACTTCAAAGGATGGTTTGATTGGGTGACAATGCATGTGCCAGGGATTTACATCAATGCCTCAGAAGGCGGTTGTCTTGGTTCATATCCCGAAGGGAATCTCAATTCTCTAAGATATATGGATTTGAAAGACTGCATTGAGATGTATACAATGAGTGATAAAATAAGAGAACAAGCAATCAATCCCTCTGTCGGGGGAATCGAAGGAAAGAAAATACTTTTTTAGAGGTAAAATATGGCTTTTACAGCAACAGTAGACAAAAAAACAGTTTTCGGTGATGAAAGGGTTATTCATTACACAATCACAGCAGATGCTGCCACGGGTGTTATTGATACGGGATTAGGGACGGTTGTTGCTGTTCAAGCTTCTCCTGCTTCAATGGCATCGGCACCATTTAGCATCAAGAAAGATGAACTAGCAGCAGGTACAGCCTCAGCTGGCAACATCGCAATCACAGGCGTTGCCTCAGGCGATGAGATCTATGTGACCGTATACGGTAGGTAATCGTTAATTTTATTTATTTAGAGGTTTATTATGAGAGTTAGAATCGTAAACAATAACGTTTTTGATCATGTTGAGAAGTTCCGAGGCGATACTGTCAGAATCCCAGCGGGCGGGTTCATTGAGATGGAGAGAGAAGACGCTGTTCTGTTTAAGAGCAATTTCTTTCCTCCCAAGTTCAACGGCAATGGGCTTCAAACCCCTGAGTCGATGAAGATGCTCAAACTTGAACCAATCCCAGAGAAGGAGCAGGCTCCAGAGATCCCGGTTGAAAAGGATCTAGTCTGCCAAGCCTGCGGGTTCGTAGCCAAGTCAGCGGCAGGACTAAAAAGCCATATCCGGTCAAATCACGCTCATTTGATGGTTGATGATGAAGCGAGAGATAAACTTGAGGAAGCATAATGTTTAAAAAAGAATATGACGGCAAGAATGTTGAGATCATGGGGAAGTGGTACATTAAGAACTACGGTCCCAACGGTGTCTTAAAGGAAGATATCAGCGGAAAGAATGTCATAACTGAGAACGGGCTTTCTTTTCTTGCCTCATTTCTTAACTCAGCTGTTGCAGGTGCTGGAACTTGGGACATGGACCAAATAGCAATTGGCACCGATGCAACAGCCGAAGCTGCCTCTAATACAGCCCTAGGGACGGAGTTAGCCAGAACCACAGGGACGGCTTCTTATGTTTCCGATGCTGTTTACAGGGTCACGGCTACATTTGCAGCTGGAACTGGAACAGGAGCCATTGTCGAGTATGGACTATTTAGTTCATCGACAGGCGGAACCATGTTCTCAAGAGATACTGAAAGCGTTATCAATAAAGCGGCGGGTGACACGCTCGTTGTGACAACCGAGATAACATTTAGCTAATGGCAAACCATGCAATTACCATATCCAACAGAATCCTTGTCTATGGACCGGGTTCTGTTAGCTATTGGGGAACAATGCAGTGGGGCACCGATGTCTGGGGCTCAGATAGAGATACTGACTTCCAAATCGAGAAAGTTCTCGATAATAGCCTATCGTTAGCTTCAGCCCAAGATTTTGATGTTTCTAAGCTTGTTTCAAATGCCATATCCATTGCGACAACAACAAACAAGTCAATCACAAGATCAATATCAAATAGCGTGACAATCAGCACGGACGCTGTTGATTATTCGCTAAATACAGCTTCGGGCTGGAAAAGATATCAGCTTGGGGTTGATGACTTAAATGATAGAAATGTAGTAGAATATTCGCAAGAGTCAGCAACCGATCCCGGTTACACTGCGAGAACCCCATCATCACCTTCATGGGAGGACGCGTGACCCCATCGAATTTAGCAACAATAATAAGAGAACGCTATAACGCCACAGGCGATAGCTTTTTCTCTGATACATATATATACAATCTTATCTATCAGGCTGAAATGGAGCTGGCTCTTGAGGCCAATGTGATCGAGAACAGCTACACAACTGTTTCCGTCTCAGGAACCCGCGAATATGCCTATCCCGACAACGCCATATCAATCAGACGGGTTGAATACAAGGGTGTAAAGGTTGTCCCGAGAGAGCTTATCGATGACCCCAAGACCTCACTGACAGAGCCCTCAGGAACGCCTGCGGAATACGCCATCTGGGACAATGAGCTTATTTTGTTTCCTACTCCCGATACTGACGATGATCAGATAAAGGTTTTTTCTTATGATATGCCTTCAGAGGTCTCGGCAACTTCGACATTATCGACACCAGCTCAATATCACTTGAGTCTGATTCATTTTTGCATCAGCAACATGCATGCAAAAGAACTTAATGACAAAATGGCAAGCTATCATATGAGCTTATGGCGTGATGAAATAAGGCGAATAAAGCGCGAAAGAAAACGCTCAAAGCATGGCGATATGTATGCAGTCGTAAGAGATGAGGCAGACATCCCAGCACATCCGGGGGTTCTTTTTTGACATCGAGAACAGCTAAAAGATATCCCGCAAAAGAACGTCTCACAATTGACGGCGGGTTAAATAACAAGTTCGAGAGAAACCAGATTCAGGACAATGAGAGCCCGGATTGCTTGAATGTTGTTTTTGATGACGGTGCGGTTCAAACTCGCGGCGGCTCTGACAAGCTCAACACAACAGCAGTCGGATCATATGCAGCTCAGGGGATATATACCCGCCACGATCAGGACGGCACAAACACAATGATCGCCTGGTGGAACGGTACTGCTTATGACTGGCAGGCTTCGACCTTTGCAACAATACCTTCAGCTCAATCAGTCTTTACCGCAGGAACCCGGGTTTATGCTGCGGAATATGAAAATCATATTTTCTTTTGCAACGGAACCGAGATCCCTTATAAATACGGCGGCCAGGGCGATGAGTTTACCCGTCACGGGATCTATGCTCCATCTTCAACAGCTTCGATCGCAACAGCTCCAAGTGGCACGAACTTAACTGGTGAATACGCCTATGCCATCACCAACGTCAATACTAACCTTGTCGAGTCTGATTATACGGTTCTTGGCACTCATACGGCGGCTAGTGAAGACATAAGGCTAACATCTCTCCCAACGGCTGCGCAGTCCTGGGGGGTTGATTCTAGAAGGTTATACAGAACAGAAGCAGGGGGCTCGACTTATAAAAGACTTGCCACGATATCAGACAACTCAACAACGACTTATGATGATGGAATAGCCGATGGCAGCCTTGGGGTTGAAGCTCCAAGCGACAACGGTGTGCCTCCTAAGTTCTCAGCTGTCATATATCATCAGGCAAGACTTTTCTTTATAGACCCAGAGGATCACCTTGTTAAATACTCAGAGATCGGAAACCCATATACGGTCAAGAGCACATCATTTTTGAGGCTAGGGGACACATCGGGAGACAAGCCCAAGGCTCTCGCTATTTATGACAACTCAGTTATTGTCTTTTGCGAGCGCAATCCTTGGCTGATCTACATGCCAGACACCAGCCCGACAAACTGGAGCGTCCAACGTGTTCGGGCAACGTTCGGTTGTCGTTCCCCGTTAGGCCCATTTAACTTTGAGAATAGGGTCATGTTCCCAGCCATACAGGGTGGGAGATTCCTCGGGTTCTCAGCAATCCAAGGGCAAACAATAGCCCCTTCAGCTTCTATCTTGACTCAATCGGCTGTTGGTTCTGAAATGCAATCTGACCGGATAGAGCCCGACATGCTTCTCATAAATGAAGGGGCAGCTGGAGAAATATCGAGCTTTGTCTTTGAGAACAAAGCTTATATCACAGTTCCTTATGGTGAAAGCCAAACATCAAATAATAGAATCTATGTCTATGACTTCAGCCTTGGGCAACTCAAGCAACAGAAGGCTAGTTGGGTTCCTTGGACTGGTATCAATGCCCATAGCTTCACGGAACTCGATGGTAAACTATACGTTCAAAGCTCAGTCGATAACGGGTTTGTTTATGAGTTAAATACGGATACTTATAACGATGACGGAAGTGCGATAGACTCTTATATATGGACCAAAGAGTTCTCAGGAGTCAAGGGAGATGAGTATCTTCACAAAGACTTTAGAGATGCGAGGCTTTTCTTTGAGCTGTCAGGGTCTTATTATATGAATATCAATGTTAGGGCTGATTCTGATTCAGGGGGTGGCAATCAATATCAAATGGACCTCTCAGACTCTTCCAGTCTATGGGGAACATTTGTCTGGGGAACCGATCAATGGAGCGCAGGAGCTGACGACAAAGAACAGAGGCTTTTTATAGCACCGACACGCGGCAAGCGTATTCAATTTAAGTTCAGCAATCAGAATGCCGTTAATCAGAAGTTTAAGCTCCTTGGAATGAATTTCAGCTATAATGCAAAGGGTGTAAGATAATGGCCATCCAATTTACATCAGATATGGAGTCGGGCGAATTCACAGGACGTGAAGAGGGGCTTAAAGAAAGTCGAAAGAAATCCGGCGTTAATGTTCAAACTGGCCAGAAAAAAGACCCGTTTCAAGTAGCCCTTGAGGCATCAAGGAAAAGATTAGAGCAACTAAAGAACAAGAAATTTGAATATAAAAGCCCCGAAGGGCTCAAAGATCAAGGTGGGAACATGGTCGATCCAAGCGCAAGATTTCAAAGACTAAGGCAAAGAGCCAAGCAAGAGCAAGGGGCTCAAACCCAGGCGCAACAAGAGGCTTTACAACGTCGATTTGCAGCATTGGGCCAACAAGGCTCTGGAGCTGACATCAAGACTCAGATGCTCGCTGAAGAAGCCGGTCAGAAACAACTTAGTCGGGTTCAAGAAGGGATCATGAGCGCAGAAGAGGAAGATATCTTGCGCCGTCAAGAGATCGAGAAGCAACGCCAATTCCAGGCTGGAGAAGCCGAGAAGGGCCGTCAATTCGCAGCTGAACAAGCTGAAGTTGCAAGACAGGCCGGGCTCGAACAGTTAGGGGTTCAACAAGAATTTGCTTCTGAACAAGCTAAAATAGGTCGCGACTTCCAGAAGAGTGAAAACTTGGCAGCAAGAACCCAGCAGGCTGAACAGTGGAAGAAATCATTTGAAGAGTCTATATCTCAATTTGAGCAACAGATGTCATTTGCTCAAGAAAAGTTTGCTGAAGAGGTCAGGATCAACAATGCTAATCTTAAGATACAAGCCGAAGCCATGAAAGATCCCGGATTAATTGGCGGGATACTTGAAGACCTATTCGGCGGAACATTCACCCCTCCAACCGTTAGAGGATCAAATCCATTTGAAGATCAATTAAGCAACATAACCGGATTATTTAGTTAAGAGGTTCAAAATGGCGCAAGTAGTTCAGCCGCAGAAGAAAGAAAGCTTTGTTAAAACGGCATTGCCCATAGCCGGGGCCATTGCTGGTGGTGCGATCGCTCCAGCTGGAGCTGCGGCTACATTAGGCGGTGCTGTAACAGGAGCAAGTGCTGGCAATCTAGCGGGCGGGCTCTTATCAAGCAATCAACAGCAGTCCCCAAGCTTGCAGGCCGCTCAAAGACGCATAGAAGCCCCGCAGGCAACGGTTCAAGCCCCTTCTCCATTGCAAGAGCTGGAAGCCGCGAGAATGGAAGTTGCTCAATTGCCTCCTGAACAGCGTCAACAATTCGAGGCTCCAATACTTGCAGCACTTATGAAAGCAAGAAGAGAGGGAACAGCATAATGGCTCAAGTTATCGTACCAGGAAGAAAAGAATCAGGGCTTGAGAAGATCGCTCGTGGTCTTCAGATTGCGGGTTCTGTTTATGGGATCGCTCAGGCCAATGAACGCATGAAGTTATTAGCCCAGCAGCAACAAGGTCAAGAAACTCAGCAGGCATTGGCTGACATTCAACTCAAAGAAGCTAAAGCCGCAAGCGAGGGAATTGTGACCCCGGCTAAACAAATGTCCTTAACTCAATCGGGGGCTTTGTTTTCTCCTGAAGCAAAAGAGGGCTTTAGAGAGTTCGGCAAATCTCCAGAAGGTGCCCCTGTTTTCATGCAAACCCCACAGGACAGACAGGCCATTGTTGCCGAACAGGCTGCAAAGCTTGATAAAGATAAAGAAGATCAAAAATCCCTTGTTGATGCAAAGATAGACTTTGCAACAAAAGATAAGAAAATAAATGCAGCAGTTGACGCATACGAAGCCGCCAACCAAGTCAAGAAGTTTCTTCAGGCAAAGGAGCCCGTGGTTGACGCTATCGCTCTTAGGAACGTATTTAGAATGTCGGGCGATGTTGGTGCAATTAGAGCCGAGGATTTGCAACAATTGGGAGCCAGCCCTGCGCTTCCTGATCAGGTTCTTGCAACTTATAAAAGACTAGCCGAAGGTGAGAGAATACTTCCAAACGAAAGAATAGCATTAGCCAAGGCCGCCGATGTTATCCAACAGGTTAAACTTGAGGCGGCAAGAAAGCAGGCGTCTTTTATATCGGACGCATTGGCTAAAAAGACGGGGCAAACTCAACAAGAGATATTTCAATTTATTGATCCTGACTCAATATTCCCTGAGCCGATTGATTTTACAATGCCGGGAAACATTGGAAACGTCAGTTCTTCTGGGGGGATTCTGCCTAAAGCACAGGCAGCCCCGCAACAGTCAGATAAAGACGCTTTCGATCAATTTTTAATGCAAGAGCTTAATAGGTAAACTATGCCAAGCCCACAGCAAACAGAGAAGATACTTAATTACATCGCAGATAATCCTGAAGATGCAAGAACAAGCGTTGCAATGCAAAAGCTTGGAGTTACAGATCAGGCGATTGGCGCTTGGCGTCATATCCGGGCTAATCCTGATGAACCAAAGGCCGTTGAAGCTAAGAATAAAATTTATGACATTATCGCAGCCAATACTCCAGCCAGCCAAGAGCGCGGCGGGGTTCCTTTTCTTGATCGCTTTACCGTCAAGAACTTGCTCGATAGAGAACCACAACTTCAGCAGCAGTACCTTGTTAAAAAGGGCTTTCAAACTCGTATAGATCCCGAGACAAAACAGCTCCAAGCCAAAAAGCCGGGTGACCCTCAATACATGGCCGTCGATCCTGAGGGCTTTGACCTTTTCGATGTCTTTGACGTTGTTGGGGATGCCCTAGAAGCAACAGTAACAGGACTAGCCGGAACATTCGGATTTGCAGCAGGTAACGTGCCTGGAGCCATAGCAGCGGGGGCAGCAGGGGCCGCCGGTTTTGAGGCTGGAAAGCAAATGTTAGGGAAAGCCCTCGGAGTTCGTGAGACTGTGAGTCCTGGGCAGGTAGCGCAGGCGGGTTTGATTGGAGGCGGCACGGCTGGAGCGTTTACGGCAGTGGGCAAAGGTCTTCAATTAGCAGGCAAAGGACTCGGAAAAGCCGCAGGGCTTGTGGCCCCGAAAAAAGCGGGCTCCGAAGCCATAGAACAAGCTGCCCAAGATATCGGCGCGAAAGCTACGCCGGGACAATTGCTGGATTCTGAACTTGTCCAAAAACTAGAATCCACGCTTAATCAATCAGTCGGCAAAGTCGGCGGCATGGGGCTTAGATCGCAAATCAAAAAGAATCAAAAAGCAGCTCAAGAAGCTGCTGATCTTATTGTTGAGAGAGCCGGCAAACAAACAGCTTTTGAGGTTGGAGAACAATCGG